AGTGAGAACTGGGGACAACTTGAGCGGAAGTTATAGTCCTTTTAGCTTTACCCGAGGTGGTGGTGAAGTTGGTCCAGCTGCTGCAAACTACAGTAGCCACCTTCCTGATGTGTATGTTGGTTCACCTAACCGCATTGACAGATACAACCAATACAACACTATGGACACTGACAGTGAAGTTAATGCTGCTCTAGACATCCTTGCAGAATTTTGTACTGAAAAGAATGACGAAAACGGAACACCTTTTATTATTAGGTTCAATAACAAACCAACAAATGCAGAAGTAACAATTCTAAGCAAATACCTAAAGCAATGGTGTAAGTTGCAGGAATTTGAAACACGTATGTTTAAAATAGTTCGTAACGTTTTCAAATATGGAGATCAGTTTTTCATACGTGATCCAGAAAATCAAAAGTGGATGTTTGTTGATCCAGCCAACGTAACAAAAATAATTGTAAACGAAAGCGAAGGCAAAAAACCCGAGCAGTATGTTGTAAGAAACCTGAATATAAGTTTTGAAGAGCTTTCAGCAACACCTATTAATACTGTTAACAGCTATGGTCCTGGTGCTGGTCTTCCAGGAAACGCCCCAATTGATAGTAGATATCCAAGTGCAACGTCTAGTCCATCGAATGCAAACAGATTTGGTAAAGAATTAAATGAACTTGCTATAAACGCAGAGCATGTAATACATTTGAGTTTAAGCGAAGGCTTAGACAACAACTTTCCTTTTGGAAACAGCTTGCTTGAAACTATTTTCAAAGTTTATAAGCAAAAAGAACTTCTTGAAGATGCAATCATTATATATCGTGTACAACGTGCGCCAGAACGCCGTGTATTCTATATTGATGTGGGTAACATGCCCAGCCACCTTGCAATGAGTTTTGTTGAAAGAGTTAAAACAGAAATTCACCAACGCCGTATTCCAAGTAAAACAGGTGGTGGCACAAATGTTATTGATAGTAGCTATAACCCATTAAGTATTAACGAAGACTACTTCTTCCCACAAACTGCTGAAGGGCGTGGTTCAAAAGTTGAAACTCTGCCCGGTGGTACTAACCTGGGTGAAATTGATGACTTGAGATACTTTACTAATAAACTTGTTAGAGGTTTAAGAATTCCAAGCAGCTACTTGCCAACTGGTGCTGACGACAGTGCTGCACAGTATAATGATGGCAGAGTTGGTACTGCATACATTCAGGAATTGAGATTTAACAAGTATTGTGAAAGATTGCAAACACTGTTTACTGATGTATTCAGTCAAGAGTTCAAACTTTACTTGCAAAAGCGTGGTGTAAATCTAGACTTTAGTATGTTTGATTTAGTTATGCACCCACCACAAAACTTTGCAAGCTATCGCCAAGCTGAACTCGACAATAACAGAATCAGCACGTTTACACAAATGTCAGCTATTCCTTACATTTCAAACCGATTTGCATTGAAGAGATTCTTGGGTCTTAGTGAAGAAGAAATGGCTGAAAACGAAAGACTGTGGCAGGAAGAAAATTCCGATATGACTGGTGAAGCTATGGATAGCGGACAGCAAATGCGTGATGCTGGTATTAGCGGTAGCGATTTAAGCACTGACCTAGGTAATATGGAAGATGAAGCTGAACCAGCACCAGAAGGTAGTGCAGCAGGAACTACTCCTATTGATGTAGGTGGCGGCACTCCTGCATTAGATACACAAGTTTGAGATAAATAATATTATGCAACTACGTGAACTTTATTATTTAGACAAAGCATCAATGGAACCAACCGACGACCATCGTTACAATCCTGATGAGGATCAATCCATTGTAAAAATGTCCGACACACGCAAAACTAGATTGACATTGCGCGATATTAATAGAGCAAGACGTGCAGACGATATGCATAAAAAAGAAAAATCACAGGAATTATCACAAGTACAATCAATGTACGGACTAGCAGCACAACAGCCAGCCGCGGAGATGTAATTTGACAGTTGCCTTCGTTCTCGGTAACGGATTGAGCAGAAAATTTACAAGTATAGACTTTTTAAAAACTCGAGGAAAGGTTTATGCTTGTAATGCAGTTTATAGAGAAACTGCCGTAGACTACCTTGTAGCAGTTGATGTTAGAATGATTCAAGAAATAACAGAATCAAAATATCATATAAACAATAGCGTCTGGACAAACCCAAATAAACTAACAAGTAATATTCCTGGAATTAATCTTTTTAATCCCGGGACAGGCTGGAGCAGTGGTCCCAGTGCCCTGAACCTAGCAAGCAAGCATGGACATGAAAAAATTTACATATTGGGTTTTGATTATCAGGGCAAGGGTAACAATTTTGAACTTGTTAACAATGTGTATGCTGGTACCAAAAATTACAAAAATGTAAATGATAGAGCTACATACTATGGAAATTGGGTTAAACAGACAGCTACTTGTATAAAAAAGCATCCAGATAATAAATATTACCGTGTTGTCGGGGAGAGTTATTTCATACCAGATGAGTTAAAAGGATTACACAATTTGTTCCATATAACTCAGGAAAAGTTTTTAGAAATTGTATAAAATCTATTTATCAACCAAAAATGCACTTTTTCAATGCATTTTAAACACTTTTTTTAAACAAAATGTAAATATAACTGACAGCCTTGAACGTATAGGAGATATAACATGACTGATCGAAATAAGTTTGAAGAAATGCTGGAGCGCCTCGTAAACGAGGACCGTGCCGGCGCAGAAGAACTTTTCCACGAAATTGTCGTAGAAAAGTCACGTGAGATTTATCAAAGTATTCTTGAAGCAGAAGACCAAGAAGACGAAGAAGATCTAGAAGAAGCATCTGATGAAGAAGATGATGAAGATCTTGATGAAGCAGCTGATGAAGAAGCTGATGACGAGGAAGAAGATCTAGACGAAATGTTTGGTCTAGATGAGTTCGAAACCGAAGCACCAATGATGGGTGGCGATGCTGCTGACGACATGTTGGGCGATGTTGCTGATGACTCAGAAGACATGGGTGACATGGACATGGACGGTGCTGAAGGCGGCGACGTTGAAGACCGTATGGACAGCCTAGAAGACAAACTTGCAGAATTGACTGCTGAGTTTGAAAAGCTAATGGCTGGTGAAGAAGATGAGCCAGAACACGCTGGTATGTTTGGTGACGAAGAGTCCGATGACGAAGGCGAAGAAGGCGAAGAGTCTGATGATGAAGCAGACGACGAAGATGAAAAGGCAAAAGAACATTTTGCTTTCGAAGCTAAAAAAGACGATAAGAAAGACGACAAAAAGCACAAGAAGTCAGCTGGTGAAGAAATGCGTGAATACGTAGAAAAAGTTGCACCAGCAAAGATGGGTGACAATGGCGCAAACGCAAAGTCAATAGTAGCATCAAAGAATGATATGGGCGGTACTACTGCAAATATCCTAAAAGCTGGTACTGAAGCTGGTGTTGAAGCCAACAAAGGTCAACTAAAGGGCAACGGTGTATTCAAAGGCACTCCAAAAGACATGAACACTAAGAACGTAAACGTTCCTGGTGGAAAGAATGCAACTAAGCTAAGTTCAGTTGCAAAGGGCCACGGCGCTGAAAAGAAAGGCGCAGGTGAGACTGCTGCTAATACTAAACCAATTATTGGTAGCAGAAAGTAAGGACTGAAGATGAACTACTTACGAGAAAACCTCAGTTATGACCAGGCTAGAATGGTAGTTGAGTCTGCGGACGAGGGCAAAAACCTTTACATGAAAGGTATTTGTATCCAAGGCGGAGTTAGAAACGCAAATCAGCGTGTTTATCCCGTAAGTGAAATCGGCAGGGCTGTCAAATCTCTCAATGATCAGATAGCTGGCGGATACAGTGTTCTCGGTGAAGTAGATCATCCAGACGGCCTTAATATAAACCTTGATCGTGTAAGCCATATGATTACAGAAATGTGGATGGATGGCCCTAACGGTTATGGTAAGTTGAAAATTCTACCTACCCCGATGGGAAACTTGGTAAAGACAATGTTGGAAAGCGGAGTCAAGCTAGGTGTTTCCTCTCGGGGTAGTGGAAACGTTTCAGAAGACGGAAGTGGCCATGTTAGTGACTTTGAAATCATAACTGTAGACGTTGTAGCACAACCCAGTGCTCCTGGCGCCTATCCCACTCCTGTTTATGAGCATATTATGAATATGAGAGGCGGATATCGAGCAATTAATATTGCAAGAGAAGTTCAAGGCGACCCCAAGGCACAAAAATACCTAAAAGAGAGCTTATTAAAAATAATAAGCGGTCTCCAATAATGAGGAGAAATAAATGTTGGATGCACTAAAATCACTATTTGAAAGCAACGTGATTTCGGAGCAAATGCGTAGTGAAATTGAAGAGGCATGGAATAGCAGAGTTCGTGAGAACAAAATTGCTGTTACTGCTGAACTTCGCTGAATCAGTAGCAGAGCTCCTAGAAGAGCGTCTAGCTGCCGAGATGGCTGAACTACATGAAGATCGTAAGCAGCTTGCGGAAGCAAAAGCAAAGTTTGCGATTGCCATGAAAGAAAATAACGGTCTCATGAAAAACTTTGTCATGGAATCTCTCAAGAAGGAAATCAATGAGCTACACGAAGACCAGAAAGAAATGGCAAACAAGTTTGCTGTTCTTGAAGAGTTTATCGTTGAGCAACTTGCAAAAGAAATCGCCGAGTTCCAAGACGACAAGCGTGACTTAGCTGAAACAAAAGTACGTCTAGTACGTGAAGCTAAAGCACACCTTGCTCTTGTAAAAGAGCAATTTATAAAGCGCAGTGCTGCACTTGTGGCAGAAACTGTAGACAAAGAGCTAAAGAGCGAAATAACTCAATTAAAAGAGGATATCGATCAGGCTCGCAAGAACGACTTTGGTCGCAAACTATTCGAATCATTTGCAGCTGAATACATGAACAGCCATTTGAATGAGAAGAGTGAAACTGTGAAGCTACTAAAAGTTATCGATGCTAAAGATCGCCAACTTTCAGAAGCTAAAGCAATAGCACTAAAGGCAAAACAGATCGCAGAATCAAAAGACGCTGAAAACAAGCGTATTTTGGAATCAGTTAACCGCGATAAGAAATTAAACGAACTTTTGGCTCCGTTGGCTCGGGATCAAAGAGAAATTATGAAAGACTTACTGGAATCAGTTCAAACTAGCAGACTAAACTCTGCTTTTGAGAAGTACCTACCGGCCGTTATCGACGGTAAATCTCCAGCAAAGCAAAAGGCAATACTATCAGAAGGCAAAGAAATTACAGGCAACCGTGAACCACAAAACAATTCAACCACTGACAGCAACGTAATAGACATCAAACGTCTAGCAGGATTAAACTAAGGAGATAAAAATGTCAGAACTATTAGAAAGTCGCTGGCAGGAGACAAAAACCGCCCTTCTTGAAGGCCTAAATGGCAACAAGAAAGCAGTGATGGCAGTCACGCTAGAGAATACTCGTAAGTACCTAGCTGAAAGCGCAACTGCTGGTGCAACCTCTGCCGGTAATATCGCAACCCTAAACCGCGTCATACTTCCAGTTATACGCCGTGTTATGCCAACAGTTATAGCTAACGAGCTAGTTGGTGTTCAGCCAATGACTGGCCCAATCGCACAAGTTCACACTCTACGTGTACGTTATGCAGACAGCATGACTAGTAGCGGAACTGGTGTAACTGCAGGTGAAGAAGCACTAAGCCCATTCAAGATTGCAGAAGGATACTCAGGTGCTGGTAACGCATCAACCTACAACGATCGCACTGCTAACGCAACTGCAAATCTTGAAGGTCAAGCTGGTAAGCGCATGAGCATCCAAATCTTGAAGCAAACAGTAGAAGCAAAGAGCCGTAAGCTCAGCGCTCGCTGGACATTTGAAGCTGCTCAAGATTCACAAGCACAACATGGCATCGACATCGAAGCAGAAATCATGGCAGCACTTGCTCAGGAAATCACTGCTGAAATCGACCAGGAAATTCTTGGAAGCCTAAGCCTACTCGCAGGTTCTGCTGCTGAAACTTATGACCAGGCATCAGTATCAGGTACTGCTACTTTTGTTGGTGACGAACATGCTGCACTAGCTGTTCAGATCAACAAGGTATCAAACCTAATCGCTCAGCGTACACGTCGTGGCGCTGGTAACTGGGCTGTTGTTTCACCAACTGCTCTAACTATCCTACAGAGCGCAACTACTTCAGCTTTTGCTCGCACTACTGAAGGTACTTTCGAAGCCCCAACTAACACTAAGTTTGTTGGTACATTGAACAACGCTATGAAGGTTTATGTTAACACATATGCAACTTCAGACGACGTTCTAATTGGTTACAAAGGTACTAGCGAATCAGACGCTGCTGCATTCTACTGCCCATACATCCCATTGATGAGCAGCGGTGTTGTTCTTGACCCAGCAACATTCGAACCAGTCGTGTCCTTCATGACTCGTTACGGATACGTTGAGTTGACTAACACTGCAAGCAGCTTGGGTAACGCAGCTGACTACCTAGGCAAGGTTGCAATCACTACTGCAAACCTAAGCTTCAGCTAATATTGTTTACAATATGAAAGAATAGGGCCCACGGGCCCTATTTTTTTCTTGACTACTCCGCACATTATGTTATGTTTAATACAAGATAGGCAAAAAGGAATAGCACATGAAAGTTTCACTACGTAAGGCAAATGCGCTGCAAGCAGCAATTAACGAACAAGTTAACTCTTTGGATCTCGCAACC